TCGGGTAGTTTACCTTCTAGTTTATCAAGACGAAGTTTGATAAGTTCTAGTTCATCAGTTGCAATGGTTTCGTTGGTTATTTCATCGATAGCCTGATCGACTTCGGGGTGAAGTGACATATCACGATATCGGGAGATTAGTTCTGCTTCGGTTCGTACTGTACCATCAAGATCGATGTATTGTCCGAAAGCACCAGCGGCAGCGACAGTGATTGCACCGTCATCATGTTCCTTGGGTACGAAAGAAACTGGTGTATCGATTAATTCTTGCTTACGAACAAATTCATAGCCGAAAAGTGAAATCATCGGTATCCTTACAATATAAAAGGGGGCGGAATGTGCCCCCTTTATTTAGTTTCCTAAACTTATAAGTTCAATTTTTAGCCCGAAGCCACCGCAAGAGCCGTACCAGTATTGGTATCACCTTCGTCACCATTATAGGAAGGAATAGATGAACCAAGTGGAAGTGGGGTCCAATAATCATAAGCAAATTGAACATCATAAGTTTCAATCTGGTTTCCTTGGCTCCAATCAAGTCGAATATCGGAAATTCGAAGTGGGAATAGACCATGGAATTCATATGCTCGGATAATACCAGCATCCGAACCCGGACCAACCTTACCATACTGAAGAACTTCGGTACCTTCTGACTTATAGTTGGCAGGAGCCGAAGTTGTTGTGTTCTGAATATTGGTGATCGCAGTATTGATCATGTTTGACCAGAATTCAAGAAGGTCACGCATATCAAAATCTTCATCATTCATAATTGTTACAACCCAATCACGGTATTCTCGCTCGCCCGCAAGTTTAATCCTACGACCGAAATATGGAACTTCTACTAGCTGCAAATCGGAACTTGGTAGGCTAGCCGTTGCAGTAAGGTAAGAAAGTTGAACACCGTTCGACTGGTTCGTAATAGCTTGAATATCGTTAATACGAATCTGGAATAGGGATGGTCTTGCGCCACCTAGCGGAAGACCGATTTGTCTAAAGGAATTAATGTTGAACTGCACGCGGAATTTCTCCCTCTAAATAATATTATTGACTTCCGATAGAAATTCGCGTATAATATATCGATTCATAACTCCCGGAAAGGAAAATCAATAATGAATGTTAACTCTACACATATTTATGGTGAAAATTATTTTGGCTTTGTTTATCTTTGGTTTGATAAAAAACGAAAAATATATTATATTGGATCACACATGGGATCAGTAGATGATGGGTATATTTGTTCGTCAAAAATTATGCGAGATAATTATTCTTATCGTCCTGAAACTTTTAAACGACGCATTATATATTATCTTCCTGTTAATGATAGGGTTCAATTATTTGAAGAAGAATATCGTTGGCTTCAAATGATTAAACCAAACGAACTACAACGAAAATATTATAATAAAATTAGAACAGCAAATGCCCCTCCAACTCAAAAAGAAATTTGGACTGAAAAAAATCGAGATGAGCAATCTGATCGGATGAAAAAAGCTTGGACAGAGGAACGTAAGAAAGCCCACTCAGAAAAACTCAAAAAGAAATGGGCTGAAAAAGATGGTAAGTATGTTAATCGAAAAATTGAATTTACAGATGAACGTCGTAAACAACAATCTGAAATAATGACTAATAATTTAAATAAACTATGGGCTGATAGAGATGATCCTGCTACTAAAAAGATGGTGGAGAATATGTCAAAATCAGCTAAGATTAGAGCTAATACCCCGGAGCATATTGAACGATTTAATATTATAGTAGGCAATAAAAAAGAGGGGGAAATTTCCCCCTCTTGAGTAATCGGTTAATCGACCTATTGTACGGTACTAGGTAACCGCAGGAGTTCCACCAAACTGCCCTACGACTTCAGTAAATGCGACACCAGTTGCGACAGCGACGAAGTTTAGCTGAATGAAGTTGATCGAACGAGCCGGTTTTACGTAGATATCTGCGATAAACTGGTTTGCGTCGATAACATCCGGTGGGTTGTTAGAAGCGTCACAAACGACCAAGAAGTCATAGATACCACGCTGTCCCTGAATTGCCTTAAGGTATGGATTAACCATTGCCTTAAACTGTGCTCGGGTAAAGTCATCGTTGAATTCGAATAGGTAGTTCTGAGCGGCTGCTGAGATTGCCTTTTCGATAACAATGAATAGACGACGAACGTTAATTCGAGAGAATGCCGAATCGAATGCATACAAGGTCTTGTCACCATAAAGGATGGTTCCCTTTCCAGGGAAGGTAACGACCGGGTTGATTTGGCTCGGGTAAAGCAAGTCACGGTCTGCCTGCTTCGGGTTGAATGCAAGGTAGATAACGTCATTGATTTGACCACGAGAGAAACCAGCCGGGGACCACCAAGGAGCACGAATTTGGTCGGTATAAGCACAAAGACCAGCGATGTCACCGTTCATTGGAATGTAACGGTAGATGTCGTTATACTGGTCGTACTGGTACTTATAGCCAGAATCCATAACACCATACGAAGAGGATGGCATTACATTTCGAGCATTGATCATGTCTTGAACTTCATTATATTGGTTATAAACAACAATGTTCTTATCCGGTGAAATGAAGGTCACACAGTCACGTCGCTTTTGTGACAAGTGCTGGATCAACCAAGTACCAAGCTGAGTATTAGAAGAAACACCCAAACCACGTGCCTTACCTTGACATACAAGGGAGATATCGATGACTTCAGGGTCAACGAATTGCCCCCATGCAGTTAGAAGAGCACCTAGGGAAACGTTAGCTTCATCAGGACCATCTGCACCACCATAAAGATAGTAAGTCAACGGAGCAGTTCCAGTCGAAGAAGTTAGGTAAATTGCGGTGTTGGTCGGTGCCAAATCACGGTCGAAACCTGCCCAAACATACTTTGACTGTTGATTAAGAATGTTCTTGTAGTAATTAGTACCACCATCAACTTGAACAGAGTCGTTTGCACGGGAAACCTTTTCATAAACTTCAAGAACGGTACCCGGTGAAGACGAGAAGTCACCATTGGTATCAAAGATAACAATGTGCATTTCGTCAGCAGCGAAGTTGTTACCATACTGAAGCTGGTAAGCCGAAGAACCCGGAGGACCACCAACAGAGTTGAAGAACTGCCAATAACGCTGGACCGGACCATAATTGATTAGGTTAGCACCAAGAATATAGTTGTCGTTTAATTGGACAGTAAACGATGCAGTGTTGGTACCGCTAACAGAAACAGGTGTAGTATTGGTAACCGAAAGATACTGGAAACCAAGAGAGTTGTTACCAACCTGAATAATATCACCGATGGAAATATCACTAAGAATTTGGTGAGCTTGAGCGTTTGCAGCAAGACCGTTTGCAGTGTTTGCCGAAGAGAACTGGAACAAAACGGTGTTTGAACCAATATTGGCAAGCATGAAGCTGGTTTGAGCGTTCATCTGGTTGTTAGCATAGATAACCAAGTTAGATGAATACTGATTGGCAGTATCACACTGAGAAAGACCAATGGAATTACCCAAAGTTCCTGGCCACTTAGCGACCCAATTGACACTTTCATCGAAGTTTTGATAAACGTTTGCGTAAGTGCTGTTGTTAGCAACAATTTGTTCTGCCCATTCAATATTTTGTTCAGTATATTCTTGTCCGACAGCCGAGTAAAGAATATCGTCACGGAAAATAAGGTTTGCACCGGTTGCATTTTGAGATGCAGGACCAGAAACCTGAAGTGAAGTACCGGAAAGAATACCGACGATAGCAAATTCAACCTTCGGATTGTAGGTTAGAGAACCTGAAGAATCATAGAATAGAAGCTGACCAACTACTAGATTTGCGGTGTTTACCCCGGTGATAATACCAGAGTTAGCGGTAATTGTGGTCGAAGAGTTACCAACCTGCCAAGTGTTACCAGCCATATCACCAGCACGACATACGTGAAGACGCTGACCGTAACCTAGGAAGTTAGCTCCGGTAAACCAAGTTTCCGGGTTAAAATTGGTGGGTGTTGAATACTGAGCAGCAAGTTCGACTTCGGTGCCGATAAGCTGAATTTGATTAACAGGACCCCATTCAAAAACACCGGCTACAGCGGCATCTGAAGTAGCGACAGACGATACGATTTGTGATAGATCGTATTCGGTGACATTAACGCCAGGGCTGACCAAGAAGGATTGGATCATTTAGAATTCTCCCAATTATTATTTTTATAAAACCATTCGTATATATTTATAAATTGGGTAGTTTCATTAGAAATGCCACGGGTCCACAACCAAATCTATGACCGGTGGGTCATCTTCTGCTTCAGGAAAGAGGAAAGAATTGTAAAATCGATAAGATTTTTCTTCAATTGTTTCCTTGTCATTATTATCTTCAACAAAACCGAACGGTATTAGGTCCTCTTTAAGTTGTTCTTCGGGGTGATCGGATATCACCTTCAGGGTATTTACGTTAGAAATTTCTTTAAACGTTTCTTGACTAGAAAGCCATGCAAACATGACCAAACACATAACCATATCATCATGGCAACCTTCTTCAGCTTTATAACTCTCTAAATGCTTCGAAAATGTTGCTAATTCTTCAATAGTATGAAAGTCAGGGACGATTAATTGATTACTTTCAATCAAAAGTTTTAGAATAGTACATCCAATTTTTTTGGAATGGATGGTTTGCTTCAAACCAGTATCAACGCCTGGACCAGCCATAGTGGTAATTCTCTTACCCCCTCGACCAGCGTTCGAAATGGTATAAAGCATATTGTCGTATTCAAAGTCGTTAATAAGAAGGGAACAGATATTGTAGCCGATGTCATTTGTTTCAACTAGGATCGCTGCACTATTATATATAAGGGCTGTTTTATGAATAAGATCGGCAAAGTCATTCGGAGTGACGTTGTTGCTTCGATAGGAACAGACAATTTCATATGGCATTCGGGAACAGTTGACTACTTGGAAAGCTGAATAATCCAATCCCTTACCATGAGAGGTATCGACCGTCATCATATACGTACATTCAGGATCAGGTATTTTATATTGAGACAAACCCATTTTCGAATGAATAGGAGTGTCATGAGCTAGCTCTTTAAGTTTCCAACCGGCGATTAAAGTATTAGACGAACCAAGGAATTCAACGCCATATTCTTGACTGAATTTGTCGGTATTATTACCCATCGAACCAAGGATTTCTTTGTACCACTGTTCGTCACGTCCCGGTACCTCGTTCCAGTTCACCTTGATTGGATTATAACCGTTAAGTCCTTTTTCAGCATCCTTCCAGTATTTGTAGAAATGGTTCAAGCCTCGGGGGGTGGAAACTTGGACAATTTTCGATTCCTTCGATTCTGAAACGGTCGGAAGAGTTGCCAATTCGAATTCTTCCCACTGTTTACCCATGATGTGAGCACACTCGTCAAGAAACAAGAAGTTGATGGTGAAACCACGAATAGCTGATGATGAAGTAGCGGCAGCAATAATACGACATTCGTTTTCAAGATAAACGGAACCTTTGTTCCATTCTTTAACACCTTGTTGCATCCATTTTGGTAAGTTTTGATAGGCGACGTGAAACTTCGACATGGTAAGTCGGGCAGTATCACCTTTGTTAGCTAGAAGAGCTACAACCTTTTCTCGATGGAATAGAACATACCATAATAGTATCGCAATGATTGTAGTAGACTTACCTACTTGACGTGCGGTTGCAACGATTGTAAAACGGTTGTTTACAACACTCTGTACAATCTTACGTTGATAATCTCTTAATTCAAACTTAACCAAACCGCGGTCAGGGTGAATGATTTTGACGTAGTTTTCAATAAAATACTCGGGGTCATCAGAACACTTAATGTATTCTTCAAGTTGTGTTTGGGTGAATTCGATATCTTCACCTTCACGCTTAAGTAGATTGTTTCCCCGGAAAGGTCTAAACTTTTGGAGATATCTAATATCTGTAGACCTATTCATTCTGGAACGCGCTAGACGTTCCGCAGCACTTTGGCTCAAAGCTTACCTTCTTTTCTCATTGCAACCACAAGTTTAGATAGTTCATCTGTGGAACCAGTAAAGATGTTGTTGGTAATATGTGTTTCGTTATTATTTACTTCTTTGATGTACGTAACTAAGGTTTTGATTTTGGTATTAAGGTCAATAAGGTCACGAGTTGCTTCCAAAAGGATTTGGTTTTGTTTGCCTAGAACTTCATACATACGGGCTTCTTGACCCTGGTCAGAGAGCATCGTAAGAGCATCAATTGATGAACTGACATTATTGATGACTGTCATAATATTTTCACGAGATAACTGATAATCAGCTACAAGTTGTTTCATATCGATAATGACACCATCCTTATCAATAGTTTCAGGTGTTATGATTTCGCCATTATATGGTTCTAATTCAATCAATTCATTTTGCATTTTTATTATCCTTAAACTTCTTCACTACATCATCAAGCATGTAGTTTGCTTTGATACGTTGAGCAAACTTTCTTGCTTGTTCATCAGACATATGGGTCTGATCTTCTTCATCTTCATCTTGCCAAGGATGATAGGAACCGTGAAACTTTTCAAGGTCTTTCCAAGTTTTACCTTCTTGAAGAGACTTGAATTGCTTATTGGCTTCTTTCTTCTTTTCGCCTAGAGCCTTGATCGCATCATGATAGTCCACGTTGATTTGCTCAGTCTTTTGTTTGCCCCCAAGTTTTGCATATAGCTCTTTCTCGGGATACCAAAGAACAGCCTGTAGGTCAGCGTTGGTAAACTTATGACCTTCTTTAGCAAGTTTCTCTCGTGTCTTATTTACTATATCTCGCATCCATTCACGCTCTTTACCACCACCCGGAATTTCCTTAAGTCCAGTCTGGTTATGAAGATGACGAATAGCGGCATTCGTTAGCTTTGATTTTTCTTTTTTACCCGAATCATAATCGGCACGATTGACTTTAAAATCATGTTCATGTTTGGATTGGACCATATTAGCAAGATGATTAAGGGCTGTCTTGTTCTTTGGAACAGGTAATCCGTGCTTCTTTAATTCATCAACAAACTTCTTTGTGCTCTTTTCGGTATCAGCCCCACCAGTGAGAGTACCAGTTAACCGTCCCCAAGATCGCATAAACCAAAGGTCCATTGTTACAGGATCGAAGTTACCATTAAGGTTTTGAAAAAACCCTCCCCCGATCTTTGGACCAAGAATAGAAGAACCATGAACTTTAGTATCTTTATTTTCACCCGAAATAGAATGACCCATATTTTCAAGTTCTCGTACTGTAGTCTGAGAATGAAGAAACTTGTGAGTACCTTCAGGACCAAGTTCTTTGAGCATGTAGTTGAGTTTTTTGAAACTATTACTCATAACATTGCCTTTAACCGCTTTAATATTCTCGGGGAATTTGCCATGTTGACGGTAGTAAGAGTAAACTTGGTCGGTTAGATTAACGTTTGATCCAACCTTTTCACCCTGAGAAGTGACAGCAAGAGCAGCAGTAAATGCCATGCGCGCGTGTTTATCTTTAGCCAATTCAGGATAGATGTCAGATGCAGCTTTCATAGCCTTTTTGAATTTGGTAGTGTACCAATCGGTTCCTACTTTACCACCGCGTTTCATTGCCCCCTTGACTTCGTGCGCCAGAGTGTGTATAAGGATGTTATCTGTGTGGGGATTAGGACCAGTGATTTGACCACCTTCAACACCAAGCCTTTGAAGTGCTCGACTACCGCGCTCATGAAGGTACTGACCAATTTCTTCCGTAGTGTGTGAACCTGTTGCCATTGACGGATGCTCGGGATCGTGAATTTCATTAGCTGACAATCCTTCAACGTGATGATCCTGTAACGGAAATGGTACACCCCCCTTTTCGGTAGAAATAGGGGCATCCTTATGAATGAATTGATCTTGAGGGCGCACCTTCTCTTTTTTCTTGGCGAGGCGTGCCTGTTGATCTAAGTATCGTTTCTGATCATCAGGAGTAAATTTCTTAAACCAATCTTGGTTCTTGAATTCCCCTCCATATTCAAGTAAAAATCTCATTAGAATGGTCCTGTATTTCCGTTAGGAGTGAAATTGTTAGTATTACTTATGTTATAGTACCAGTTTCCATTAGATTGCTGGAACCAAACAATACCATTTTTAATAGTGACAATATTACCATAAACATTTGCCGATGCTTGATTATGAAGGATCAATGTATCATTACCTGATACCGGAGTACCAAATTGCCAATTGGTATTGGCAGTATCGATGATCATCAAGCCCGGTATAGCTGGTAGAGCGTAAAGGGTCGTTTTATCGAATGATGGACCTTCACTAATAACAACATTGGTGACTTCACCATAACCAAAATCATTCAAAATGGAGATAGTGGTAACAGGAACCGACTGAGCAATATTTGATGTCGGAGAACCATTTGCCAACATCGCGGGTTGTCCTTGGATAATGAAATCCAATGTCGCGTCGTTAGCTGTAAGTTCAACATCTTCGTGATTAAGCGCACTAACGTTGACATCGATAAACTTGATGATTGGCTTCTGTTTGATCGGACCAAAGAACCAAGCTTTCATGACGAAGTTGAGAGTGAATGTGATCATTCGACGCTTTTTGAAATCACCATCATAGATATCGGTCATGACAGGACCCCCCGTCATGATAATAGGGATATCACGCTTTTCGTTAATTTCTGGAATAAGCCAAACGTTGGCAGTCCAATCAGGCGTGAACATCGGCACTATGCTTTCAACAATCTTCAAAGCATCTTCCATGTCGTTAGCATAAATGTATAGAGCAAAAGAAATATCATATGGAACAGGTTGATATTGAGCTTGTACGCGACCTAAGTTGCTGGTATTAGCTTGTGTCCATTTGTTGATTGAACCAAACTTACGCTGAGCATCATATTGGAAACCGGGTTGAACAATTTCAAATGACATACGAGGTAGGATGGTTGCGTAGTCTCGGTTGGCATCCGGGTTATCGAGTAGACGCACAAAGAGTTTATCCTTAGGGGCATATTGGATGGGTACTTTAATATCACCTATTTCGAGCCCATTATCATCATAACGCTTTATATAGGTATCCTTGAAAAGGGTACCAAACAGGATAACATATTTACGTATTAGATGCCAATAGAATGAATTCTGAAACATTATTCAATAGATGCCTTTGCTCGTTTTAATAACTCGGGATGTGCCTTAGTAAACCCCCCAAGAAGATTTTGTTTTTCGTGGCGATAGACCTTAAAGAAATCAGGGTCGTGCTGTTTGATCGAGGGTGAATTATCAATAGTGTCAGCGCACTTAATGCTTTGGACTTCATGAGATGCGTTATGAAGGCGCATGTCATCTTGACCTTTTCGAAATTTTCGATTGCCTGCTTCTTTTGGAAGATCGGTTAGAGCATCGACCATGTGTCCGACACGCTTTCCAAAGTGACGATGAATTTCGTGGGATTTCACTCCACAGTCTTCTATTGTGTCATGTAGAAGTGCAGCGGCTTGAACATGATGATCAAAACCATGAGCCTTCATTGTCGCAGCAACACGTTTAGGATGCTCAATATAAGGCTCACCTACGTACTTACGAGGGGTATCTCCGTGTGCTTTAGTGGCAAAAGCTAGAGCCTTATCAACAAGTTTCTTACCTAGGGATTCATTCAAGAATTCTTTAAATGGTCTCATTACAATACTCCTTCACTGAATGGATCGACTTCTGCCCAATTTATTAGGTCTAAATCAAGTGTTAAGGTATTAAGATGTTCATTGTCTGAAATAGGATCAATCCTATCTGAATAGAAGTTTTCATCACAAAGAATTGTACCACATTCATCGGTAAGATAAAAGGCAGAACCTTCGGTGTAGATCGCATAGTCAAACACATTGAACGAGTGTTGTGTCTGAAGAGCATCGAAGTCAGCAATACCTGTAGCGATTTTTTCGGACGAATACTCGAAAAGTTCACATGTAAGTTCCCATGTCTGAAGAGCACCTAGCTGGTACAACATCTCAAAGTTCTCGACGTACCGAATAATAAATGCACGCTTATTGATGGGGAACCAGATAATATCACCTTCCCGAGGACGCTGGAAGCTTAGTTGGTGTCCGATTAAGTCATAGAAGGTCCGACGTGCCATTGTTAAAACAATCTGGTCACGAATTTCCACGCCTGACAACTTTGACATGAATTCTTTGTCGCCCGCAAACCCCATCACGTTTTTAAGATATAGTTCGATCATATAAGCTGAGCTATATGTTGATTGAGCATCTTCGGTGAATAATGGGTCGAAATGTGTTTCTTGTCGAGGACAATAGTAGCAGTCTGATCCGTAAATGCGAATGCTTTCACAGATTAGGTCTTCAAGGAGTGTTTGCTCCAATGTGTTAGTATAGTTCTGAAAGAATACACTCGTGGGACTCATAATGGAATCCCTTCTATTAATTTACGTCTTGTATTAGCATATTGAAGATTGTTATCTTCACAGTATTTTTTAAGATTAGATATTTCTATACCATTGAGAAACCATGTTTTAGAATTACCGTCATGTCGAATTTTTTGTTGATATTCCGGGTCTTTCCATTTTTGTTTCATGGAAAATGAAACTTTTTCTTGATGAGTTTCATCTTGCCATATCTCTTTAAGGGAAGTAGACATGTTTTCTCGATATTCTTCCGAACCAAATTTTGGTACAATTTTCCTATTAGGGAATTTTTCAGCCATTGTTTGGATCATACTCTGTCGTCTTTTTTCTCTAACAAGGGGGTCGGAAGATCGATTATCTCTCTTTTCTAATCCTTCTTCATATTTAGACCTAACCTCAGGTCGAGCCATTGCTGCTTTGGTTTTCTTTGATATCTTCTTTTGAATTGATAATTTTTGATCTTCATTAGCATACCAAAGTCCTTGCTGCCATATTTTCATGTTGTAATATCGATCTTTTAATTCTTCTGGTTTAATCATCAAAAGATAACGATGTTCTTCTTTAAGAAGGTCTTCACGTGATGTTGTTACACGAGAAATGATACGTCGCTTAAAATCTTGAGGACGTTTGGTATATGCATCACGCATCCATTTTGAAGAACATATATAACCATCGTTTTCCGACCCCCAATGTGAGCCAACATAATACATTTTTCTTTTACGATCAAACCACAGATAGACAAACCCAGACATAAAAATACTCCATTTCAATAAAGATGGAGTATTTATCTTTGGAGTACCAAAAAGAGATATACTGTGACAACTTGTCGCACCTACCCGATCATGTCAGTTGCGGGAAGTGCGAAGTTGATTAATTCGTTTTCTAATCGAAGACGCTCTTCACGTGCTTCATTGTATATCATTTGACCATTAAATGTCAATCCCCCTGGCATTTGCATCCCACTGAACTTTTTAAGATTCGTACCCCACTGTTCTTTGACTAAAGCTGTGGCATAATCACGAAGCCATCGTTCCGCAAACACTCTAGGATATTCCTGGGGGTCTAGAACAGTGTAGCATTTTATTATAAGGAATGGCATAACTGTAGAAAATTCTGTTGCCCAATCCATATCAATATAGAGTTTATTATCTACTCGATTATATCTAAGAGGTTGACGACCAACCAAAAGTTCTTCAAGTTGGGCAATATGTGACATTGCCATATAGTAAGGAACAAGTGATACCGACGTAAGAGTATAAAGATCGTTCAAAGCAATCTGGTATCGGATGTTAAACATGTCAGCCGAACCGTAAGATGCTCCACCATCAAAAATATCTACTGCTCCAATTACATTGTCGGGGAGGGTGATATAACCATTGGTACAATCATTAGCTGTAGCAGCATATTTGTAATACTGAAGATACGTGCCATCATAGTGATAATCATAGTAGTAAATCAAAGCGTCGTCAAGTCGATCTTCGACCTGTTCGTCCGAAACGTTGATTTCGATGACGGGCGCACCTAGCCTTCGGAGCACATATTGCTTAAAAGTGGCTCTATCTGTTGGATTTGTATTAGAAACGCCAGGATAACCAACCATTTATGTAAATCTCCAATAAAAAAGGGTCTAATAGGTATTTAGCCCATAGACCCTCTAGTTAGCAACCGTCTTAAGTACGGTTATTTAGATGCAGTACCAGTTGCCGTATTTGCGACAACAGTATTCGCAACGACTGTATTAGCTACCACTACCGGGGCAGTATTAGCTTTGTGGAACCAACCTTCTACATCGGCTAGCCAACTCTTAATATCTGCTGCAACCTTCTGTTCGTCTGCCACAAGAGTACCTGCAACAGATACCGATTGAGATGAATATCTATAAACAAGATATACAACTAAGGCTAGAACAACGACGACTGCGACACCTACTAGAACTAAAGTTTCCATATTAAATCTCCTATTTCTCCGCTACTATATGGGTTATTTATCAATGTCCAACCGCATAAAAGTGAATAAGCACTGGATTTGTTGCAAGTTGCTGATTTGTTAGAAATACTGATGTATTTGTTAAATTAGAGGTCATAACATCAGAATCACCTGAAACTATACATGAAAAAGCTGCGGTAGGAAATGCAATTGGATAAGCAAAGTTTGTAGCTATACCACTTCCTGCGAAATTAGCATGTCCCCATTGATGAAGGACACCATTTATCCACTGATATCCATTAGCGGCAACACTGGTATTTCCAAATGATGTTGAGTTGATTGCACAGTTAACAGTAGAGTTCCCAATACTTAAGTTACTGGTCATTACGATGCCATTAGAAGCACTTATAATCATTTGATTACTAGTATTAATTTCAATATGCCCGCTAATGGTGTTTGCCGCATTAAACCAAATGATAGAATGTCCATTTCCAGTGCTCGACGTAGGTTTTGAAGCCAACTGAATAGCTTGATAATATCCATTCAATGGTACTAGAGCATTACAACCATACTTAATACCGGTATAAGCTGTTGAGCCATCATTAAGTATATCAATTATTGATGTAAGAGGATTAAGGTTAGCATCAACAATACCGATACCACTATCAAGACGTAGAATACTAGTTTGACCATTAGCTGTAGCTGTGAAAGGATCGCCTGGGACAGCATTTCCGTAATTAGCAAATGAAGCTTCGACCATATACATTTGCGTATTTGAATAAGCATTTGCAGTACGATAAGCTTGCCAGTATTGCCCCCAAATGAAATTATAACCAGAGTTGGTATTGGCATCATGAACAATATAATGCTGTACGTCAATAATGTCTAATGGCTCAGAAGTAGTAACATTCCAATCTGATGAACGGGTTGCTGTTAATAAACTACCAGTACCTACCGGAGAAACAATCCAAACATATGGACCATATGGATAAGAGTATGAATTAAGCCAAGCTGTATTTGATACCCCCAAAAGAATAGGAGGGGGAAGGGGTGTAGCACTATTGCCTGTTTGTAGAGCAGTGAAATTTAATGTAGTATTATTAGCTACAAATATTGGTGTTGAAATACCATTGGAAAATACCCAATTGCTTTGTTGATCATAATAAGCACTATCATTATTCTCTTGATTCCAAAGTCTTGTCAAACCACCAGAACGATAAAGATAACTTGCATTTGATCCTGTTCGATCAAAAACTTCAAATCCTGATACAGCACCACCAACACTTACTGTTTGAGTGGAAATTATTATAGGGCTAATTGAAGTAAGAACTGATGAGTTACCAATAGATATAACATTAGTAGTTTTATTGAATGTAAATCCTGCTGATGCATTTACAGTACTAGAATCATTGAAGAAAACTTGAGTATTTGATCCAGGGATAGGAGCTAATATTCCTTGTGATCCGGTGTATCCAATAACACCTTGAGAACCAGTATAACCTTGAGAGCCTGTATAACCGGTGGTACCTTGAGAACCAGTATAACCTATAACAGTGCTTGGGGAACCAGTAAAACCAGCACCCGTTGCGCCTGTATTACCCTGCGAGCCAGTAAAACCTTGATCACCTTGAGAACCAGTAAAACCAGTCGGAGGACCCGGATCACCTTGATCACCTTTAGAACCAGTATAACCTTGAGAACCAGTATAACCAATATCACCTTGATTACCAATGTTACCTTGTGATCCGGTGAAACCCGCACCTTGCGAACCAGTATAACCAATAGGACCCGGAACAGTACTTTGTGAGCCGGTATAGCCTGCACCGGGAGAACCAGTGTAGCCAATTCCTCCAATAGAACCAGTAAAACCTTGGGATAAACCTGATCCATTAACGAGGATACTCGTATTGGTGATTTCAATATTACCGATTGTAAGTTGGGTTAGAACGCCTCCAACTTCATAAAGAGTACCATTTTCAGTATAGTACATTATGCCGTTAGATGTGACCAACGCCCGATCAAATTGTAAATCGGTAGCGGTGTTGGAAGCTATCGGAGCATTAGTAGCAGGGGATGTGGTTTGACTAATCATCGAACCCCCTTAAAATGCTGATGGAAAGAAATAATATTGAGTTAATTTTGTAGAAAGATATTGAATACCAATTATACCTTGATAACCTGCTCCACCTGCACCAGCACGTTGACCGGGGTCACCGAAGGTATAAGCACCACCCCCACCGCCGCCAGCACCACCCCCACCATATTGATTTCCGACACCACCAGTTGCACCCGGTGTAGAAGGACCAATCGAACCAGCGCCACCCGTACCTCCTGCACCTGCTAAAGCATGTCCTCCTAAAGTAAATGGACCAGCAGCATTTCCTCCTGTACCTCCTGTACCTCCGACACCACAAACGAATGGTAAGCTACCATTTGCTCCTGCTCCACCAGTTATTTTAACATCACCAATACACGTGGAATTACTTCCTCCTGCTCCGGGGGAACCAAATACAATAGCGGCACTTCCCGGTCGAGCTAGAACTGTTGTAGCACTATGAAACCATGTATTACCTGATCCGACTAGAATAGAAACGGATTGACCAGCAGCATGTAAATTATAATTATTTTTTTCAGCACATGCGCCACCCCCACCACCGGCGCCGCCTTCCCCGGCGCTGGGAAGAGTTCCGGGGCAACCACTACAAGGACACGGGGCAGTACCTCCATCACCTGCTTGAGCGGTTGATCCTGCCCCTCCTGCCCCAATACAATATATTATATTATTGGTAGTCGAAAAATCAGTTGGAAGAGTTAAAGTTGCACCTGATGTTGCGAAAGCATAAGAGAAGCCTAAAAAGATAACATCATGACGACGAAATACAGATTTCCAATCATCGATAGTTAACGAATTACGGGGGATAATATATTCATTTGGTTTAACAGGATTAGGTTGAGGTACGATGCCATTCTGTAGAAAAAGTCCTACAGCAACAGTAGAAAGAGATAAGGAGTAAAAAATTTCTTTAGTATTAATCTTCATCAGGATATTCTATTGTTCCATCTTCCATTAAGACGCCTGCCCGAACATTATCGGGTGTAAAATTAGCTGGCGGATATGCTTTTATACCAAGATATTTTTTATCAAAACAATGCATAGCGACTGTTCCATCTTCTAAAGCTGTCACTTCATGAAAAACATTTTCAGGAAGATAAACATCACCTTGACCCGGAAGCATATAAAAAAGAGGTTTACCTTCAACTTCAACTTTTGTTTTTCCGCTTAAACAAACTGTTGTATGTTCGTATGCATGAATATGTCTGGGTACTTTATCTCCTTTGTTCATAACATAGATTGTAATCACAGTATCATTAATAAAATGATTCGTTGCTTTCATAATTTACTCCATTACTGTAGGGCTTTCAATAGATATGTACTATATCCATTACAACGGATAATTTGAGCAATAAAGATTTTTCCAGAACCGGTAACATAAGGATCGCCAGTATTAGCTGCAACCGACCAAGTGTTAACACCGTTTGCAAATGTAATTGCACCCGAACTTGCTCCATTAAAAATCCATAAATTAAGTTGACCATCATTTGCTGGTGGATTAATATTAAATGCTCCATTTGCATTTAGATATTGAATAGGACCATTGCCTGGATCAGGTTGAAGATTACCTGAGGAAACGACATTATAATTATAAGGAACTATACGAACCCCACCTGAATATAATTGAGCGACCGCCGTTAAACTCATCGAGTTTGATGGTATTGACCCGGTATAACCCGTTGTACCTTGATTTCCTTGTGATCCAGTATATCCAGTTGTTCCTTGAGAACCGGTATAACCAGTTGCTCCGGTTGATCCTTGTGAACCAGTATAACCAGTTGCTCCTGTTCCGGTTGCACCCTGAGAACCAGTATAACCAATTGCTCCGGTATCTCCGGTGGCACCTTTCGAACCTGTATAACCGATTGGTCCTTGATTACCTTGATTACCAAGGGAACCAGTATAACCAAGAGCACCTTGTGATCCAGTATAACCAGTTGGACCGGGTGAACCAGTGAAACCACCCGGTGATCCAGGCGAACCAACGAAACCAGTAGTACCTTGAGAACCGGTAAATCCTGCACCTTGAGAACCAGTATAACCGAGTGAACCGGTATAACCTACACCTTGAGAACCGGTGTAACCTTGAGAACCAGTATAACCTTTAGAACCAGTGAAACCAGCCGAAGATGAATTGATAATCAAATAATTACTGTTGTTACCAATTTTAATACCATTGATCGGATCAGTAACGAGCAGATTACCATTGACAGTTAATGTTGCTTGAGAAACATCATTACTATTAATAGCAACATTTGATTGTCCTAAGGGGGCATAGATGATGGTGTTGCCAACGAACAACCCATTCTTTACTCGAAATTCTTTATCTGACATGGTTCCCTATCCCCATTTTTCTATTATTTAGGCTGATCCTCCTCCAACTGTATTATGAGTATTTCCATTAACAGTATTAGAAGTATTGTTGTAATAAACGTTTGATTGAATATTTACGTTTGCTGTTGTAGATGCCAAATCAACACCAATATTCAATCCATAGAACATATTTCCAGTAATAATCGAAGACCAACCAATATAGGTGTTCGACATATAAACACCGATATTGTTGTTAGGAACTCCCGATCCTTGGAATGAATTTCCAACGATTGCTGCGGCTCCCGAATTTGCACAATTAATACCGTAGGCATTCGGTACAACAATAAAGTAGTTTCCATGAATTAATGAATTTGGTATAGCCGTTCCCATATATATTCCAGCCGAACCGGCATTAAACTGACATCCTCCTGAAACAACCAATTCATCCAAAAATGCTGAACCACTTGGAACGTAAATTCCATATTGACAACCAGTGAAGTTGCTTTGTGAAACTGTTACGCCCTGTACACACGTATCATAGAAAATTCCTGTTCCAAGATAATTAAATACACAATCGGTAATGTTTATTGCAACAGCTATATTTGTTGCATTACCAAGCATGGCAATACCGTATCCTAAAGTATTAAAACCAGTGGTATTCGGAGTACAACCTGTAAAATTACAACCAATAAGATTGATACCTGATACTTCATTAATAGCAAGACCGATTTCCCAGAACGTTGCGTTAGCATATCCATCTACGCCACGTATGGTTAAATTTTCGAAGTCACTCTGAGCATACAAACCGGAAACAGCGTTGTTACCAGTACCTTGTAAGGTAATACCATACACTGAAACATTAGCATAAGATTGACTACCAATAGTCATATCTTTCATATGAAGCGAACTAGTACTATTAGTATAAGTTATGTTAAATCCATTAACGTTATTAGCAAATTTAATAATTGTTACATCTTGTCCCTCACCATCAATTAAAACGCTATTCGCTCCCGGAATTGTAAATGATACAGGAGAATTGAATAGATATTTTCCAGGCGGGAAGTGAACGTGATTAGTATTTCCAATAGCAGCGGTAAATGCAGCACTACAGTCATTTGCTCCAGTTGGGTCAGCACCGTAAAGTAGGATATTATTTTTTTCTAATTCAATGTTGCCTTTAATAGTAACTGTGTTAGCAAAAACAGTTTGAGTACTGATTGTTGTGGGAGTAATAACCGAATTAACTGTTGAATTACCAGCAGTTATATTATTCAAAACACCTAGATTTCCGGCTCCGGGATCACCGACAGCAACACCAACACCACCAGTTGCGCCTATCCAAAGAGTATTCCAACCTGAACCGTTTTGGAATACACAGTCATTAGTGTTAGTAAAGATTTGAAGATATCCGTGTGTTGCTCCTTCAGCCCAAATTGTACCGCCTGCACCATTGGCTCCAAAATAAATTTTATCCGAAGAGTTCAATAGAATTGCTGATTGAGCATATCCACCTTGTACATTTGATAGGTCAAAACCAGCATATAACTTAGTTGTTAGGTTGGTTGCGCGAAGTAAAGCACCATTGGCTTGAATACCAAAACCTTGATCGTTACCATAAAGATCAATACCAAAAGTTATACCTTCTCTAAGTCCACGAGCAGTGTTCAGTTTGACGAAATAAATTCCCGAATCGATGGTTGTTCCAATACCATTCGTTACAGGGGACAAGTCGGCAATTCGAATTCCTTGTCGTGCAACAGAGTTAGAGGACGTATTGAAATCAATTTCCATACCAACGGCTGATGTAACATTCATGCCACTTGGAATTTGAACGTAAGGATTTACTGCTGTATAATTACCTGTTTGAATATGAGAATTGGTGCTATCAACAACAGCCGTTACATTAAATTGTGCCGTTGTTATATAAGCATTTGTGCTAACAGAAACACCATACATTTGAACATACATACCTGTGTATGAACCAGTTGTATTAGAAGTATTTTTACCAGCATCAAGTGCCCACGAAACATAAGTATGGTTATCTTCAAATCCAGCATTAGATAATTGCATTCCTTGATCATTAAACCAAAATGCTGGAATAAAATTACCATTTATACTTGCTGCAATAGCATTAGAGAATGCATTAATTTGTCCATAAGGAGTGACATTAAAGAAGTTCGAAATTGTGCCGTTGGCAACGTTTAGACTTGTAGCAGAAAAATTATTTGCAACGGTTAAGTTATTTGAAGTTTTATCGAAGACAAATCCAGCAACAGCATTTAATACTCCTGAATCATTGAATATGACTTGAGTATTTGCTCCACCAAAAACACTCGATCCAGTGTAACCTTGAACACCTTGAATACCCTGAGAGCCGGTATAACCAATGATACCTTGAGAACCAGTAAAACCCGTTGAACCCTTTGAACCAGTATAACCAGTTGAGCCTGTTGAACCCGGAGACCCGGTATAACCTTGAGAACCAGTATATCCAAGTCCACCTTGAGAACCAGTATATCCAATGACACCTTGTGAGCCTTGAGAACCAGTATAACCAAGTCCACCTGTTGAACCAGTATAACCAGTACCACCAGCCGATCCAGTATAACCTTGTGAACCGGTATAACCTCCGGGATTGCCTTGAGAACCAGTATAACCTTGAGAACCACCATTACCTTGTGAACCAGTGTACCCAATTGGACCTTGAGCACCATCGGCACCGTTAGTACCCGGAGTACCCTGTGAACCAGTATAACCACCCGCTGGTCCCTGAGAACCAGTATAACCTATAACTGTACTTGGTGAACCAGTATAACCCGGTGAACCGGTATAACCACCCGGTGAACCTGCCGAACCAGTATAACCCGGATTACCTTGATTACCTTGAGCACCAATTGAACCGCTATAACCAATATCACCCGGTGATCCGGTATAACCTGTTGGTCCAGTATAACCTTGTGATCCGGTATAACCACCCGGTGTGCCCGGTGATCCGGTATAACCGCCCGGTGAGCCCGGCGAACCTGTATAACCTGTTGGTCCTCCCGGTGAACCAGTGTAACCAATTGGACCTATATCACCGATACCACCTTCAGAGCCGGTATAACCGACTGATCCAGTATAACCTGCACCGGAAGAACCAGTGTAACCTTGAACACCACCTGAACCTGTATAACCATTTACACCATTCGAACCCGTGTATCCTCGTGAACCGGTAAATCCTTCGGCAAGAGGTGAGCCGTTTATTAGGATCGCTGATGAGTTGATGTAGATATTTGATGTCGAGTTACCAACACAAATATGATCAATATTTTCTCCGATTGCAAATGTATTCACACCATCGAATGAATACAACATCTTTGACGCAAGATTAATAACAAGCGATGCTGGTGCGCTTAGTAAATGAGGATTAGTCGGAACGATAAGTGCGCCAAAGGGAGTTGTTGTAGTAGCAATCATCTCTTATTTACCTATGACAGTCCAGTTAGTTGTGTTATACCAGACCAAATATAAGGTAGAATAACCTCCAAATGTTAAGTTTTGACCTAGTTCTAATCCAGGGGGACCATCGGTGACTGTATAAAGCTGTCCCAAGGTCGGAGAAACAGGCAAACTAGCAAATATGGATGTAATAGCTTGACCAGTACCTACCGAACCAGTATAACCTTGTACACCTTGTGAACCAGTAAATCCTTGATTACCCTGATTGCCCTGATTACCTTTTGATCCGGTATAACCCGCACCAGTTGGACCCGGTGAGCCGGTGTAACCTATTGGACCACCGGGTGAACCCGTAAATCCACGTGGACCTTGGGGACCACCATCATCACCCGGTGAACCGGTATATCCAATATCACCCGGTGGACCAGTATAACCAAATCCTGCTGAACCAGTAAATCCTTTTGAACCGGTAAATCCTTGACCACCCGAACCAGTGAAACCAGTACCTCCTTTTGATCCAACAAAACCAGTTATTCCTTGTGAACCAGTATAACCTTGAACACCATTTGAACCAGTAAAACCTTGAGAGAATGAAATACCTGAAATAGAAATAGATGATGAATTGATGGCAACGTTTACTGACGAGTTACCGACAACAAGACTAGTAGCATTCATTGCTTGTTGTTGTGATCCAAGAATAACAACAGCATTACTTACTTCATTTTTAAAATATACGATATTTGTATTGGCATCGACAACCAAAATATATGGCCAATACAAATCACTTGGATGAATACTTAATGAAGCACCATTAGGTTGCGGAGTTTGAAGAGTATTAATAACCATATAAATTTCCTTATGTTAGGTATCGATAATCAATGACAATATCAACAGCTAAAGCTTGGGAGTTTGAAACAATAATTGTAATAACATTGTTCGTCCAAAATGTAGTTGCAGCGGAAGCTACTGCACCTAGTGATACAATATTTCCATTAGCATTAGGAGATGTATTTGTAATTGCCGTTAAAACTGTATTAGCAACAAGATAAATGTTAGCACTAGAATTTGCCGTATATATTCCAAGTGCCCCCGTTGTAGGAACTGCGTTGGCATTTAAGACACTATAAAAGTTTGTATACCAGCGAGTAACACCCGGAGGAAGCGGTAAAGTAACTGTAGTTGTTGTACCATTGGTTGTTAGAGGTAATTGTGATATAGCTACTCTTCCAACTCCTGAATAAATCCAAGGACCTAATTGATATATTGACGAAGTATTAGCAGTATAAACACCAGACGTATTCCCTAGGAAGTAAGTATAAGAAGAGTTTGCAGCAAACGCAAAAGAATTCGGAGCAATTGAAGCTAATACATAAGAAGACGTACTATTTGTCAATTGTCGAAATTGAAATGATGGAGTTGGAAGGAACCCGATATAAGTATTCCAAAAATTAATTTCAGCACTTCCAGATGAGAAGTTCCAACCAATAGCTCCAAAAACACCTGATCCTGAAGAAGCTGGTACACCACCCCCATTATTCATTGTAAGAGAGATATAATTATCACCACCGCCTCCAAAAACAGCAGCCGGGGCAACAATAGAAGTACTATTAAGACTTGCTGATGAAGTAGCATTACCAAATACAATGATGCTACTATTCATGTATCCAGCATAAGTTGCAGCATTACAATAAAATGCTAAACTAGTCATAGATGAATTAACCGTCGAATTTCCAAGAACAATAGAGTTGTTGGAAATAACAACATTCGTTGTTGTATTACCAATAGATAATATAAGTCCAAGAATATTAAAGACTGTAGCATTAACAATAAATTGATTTTGGGCACCATTATAGAATGAATGTTGACCGGTAGTAACGTAATCAAGCGATCCACCCGAAACGGTGAAACCATAATCACCAATTCCCCCCCACAAATCAACTTTAAGATTTTGACCGGGAACAGATGAATAGGCATAGTCGAAAATAATTTTCGGAACAGCAGTTGCACTAGTTGATGTAACGGTATTACCAATATGGATGCCTTTGAAGTAACTACCTACAACATCATAAGATGATGAATTTGAAGTAAATTCAATTGTATTAGATTGAGGGGGACCACCTGTCCAAATATCTAATTTTGGAACACCAGCATTTGAAATTCGAACGTTCTTATAGTAAGCTACGAATGTTCCGTTTGCGTTGCTTTCTTCAACTAATTCAATACGTTGCATCGTATAGCCATTAGCTGACGCAAGATTTATTTTTCGATGATACCACTGACCGTTTTGGGGTGGACTTACCGGAGCATTAATTGAATAACTATTTTGATCAACAAGTCCTAATCCTCGACCTGAATTATTTGCGAATTCAATTTCAATACCAGAATCAATTGCTATATTATTCCAATCGGACATAACATCAAATTCAAGATAATCGCCTGTATTAACAACATACGATCCACCGGTATAAATCGCGATGTATGTATATTTTTCACCAGTACCGGAATGAATAGTTGTAAATCGCAAACAATCTTCTTGCATATCAGAAGGCAGATTATTAGCATAACCATTATAGATATCAGCTATTCCCACTTGTAGGGCTGTACTATTGACAATAGAATTACCAACTTGGAGAGCAATAGCATTAAGAGTAGTATTGACAGTTGTATTAGTTTGAACCCAAATTCCTATCGAATTCAAAATTGTGTTAGTACCGCCCGTACCATATACTATATTAATACCACCAATTTGGGCGAGATTTGCTCCAAAAATCAGTGGAGCATTGAAGATATTAAGATATGTTCCTGACCAAATTATATTAGATGTTGCACTTCCAAAAAATGCATTTCCAGAATTAATTACAACATTAGCAGTAGAATTACCAAGGAATATTCCTGCTGTGTTTATTGTAAGATTTGATCCAAGGATAATTTTAGAAGTATTAACTGATATAGAATTTGATGGATCATTAGCAACAAATAAAATACTGTTAACAAGAGAATTAACGGTAGAATTACCAAATGATAGAGTGTTGCCGATAAAGACGTTATTTGTTGTTTTGATAAAGGTAAAACCAGCCGAACCATTTGCTGTCGAAGAATCATCAAATAGAACGTCAGTATTAGCTGCTGCTCCTACTCCCGGTGATCCGGTATAACCTATAACACCCTGAGAACCTGTGTAACCATTAACACCGTTTGAACCTGTATAACCTGTCGTACCTTGTGAGCCGGTGTAACCGATTACACCTTGTGAGCCGGTATAACCAATATCACCAGCACGTGTGAACTGAAGAATAATTATATCATTGTTGGAAAATGGATTAGTTCCACTACCTGAAACTTCGGTTACGTTCAAAACATCATAACCAGTTACAACGCTTTCACTTGTTAAAGTAAACAAAATCCATTTCGTAGGATCGTTAAATTTTTGAAGTGACAAATATCCTTTTACACCATTTGTTGAATCGGCTAAATGGTTCAAAACAGTTAGAAAACTAATTCCATTAATATCATTATTGGAAGCATATAATGCTGATGCACTTAACTGAGTAGAATTGTTAAGTCGAATAAAACCAGAACCGGGATCGGCATTTGTTGTATTCGAAGAAAATGTATATGTAATTGCAATAGGTCCTGCCGGTCCTTGAGAACCTGTATAACCTTGAGAACCAGTGTATCCTATTACACCTTGAGAACCTGTATATCCAGTTGTTCCTTGAGAACCGGTATAACCAATTACTCCCTGAGAACCGGTATAGCCAGTTGCACCTTGTGAACCGGTGTAGCCTGTTGTACCTTGAGAGCCAGTGTATCCAATAACACCTTGAGAGCCGGTGTATCCAAGATTACCAGCCCTTGTGAATTGGAAGTTAACAAGATCACCGTTTGTAAATGGATTAGCTCCGCTACCTGCAACTTCCACAACAGTAAAGTTTCGATATCCTGATGGAGCCGCGCGTGAAGTAAGAGTAAATAAAATCCAGTTCAAGGATGCATTCTTATATAACGAAAGAAGAATGTGACCTTTAATAGGATTAGTTGATGCATCAAGACTATCCAAAACAGCAGTAAAATCTATATTGTTAACATCTGATGTATTGGTACGAATAGTTGTTGCACTTAATTGAGTAGAATTATCAAGTCGAAGAAGACCAGTACCCGGATTTGAATCTGTAGTAGTAGTTGAGAAGGTATAGATAATTGAAACAGGCGCAGCCGATCCCAAAGAACCAGTGTAACCTGTTACACCTTGAGAACCGGTATATCCGGTTGTGCCTTGTGAACCGGTATAACCAATAGCACCTTGAGAACCCGTGTAACCTGTTACACCTTGAGAACCGGTATATCCGGTTGTGCCTTGTGAGCCAGTGTAACCTTGTGAACCTGTATAACCGATTGCTCCTTGAGAGCCAGTGTATCCAGTTGTTCCTTGTGAACCTGTATAACCTACCCCTTGCGAACCGGTATATCCCAAAGAACCAGTATATCCGGTGTCACCCTGAGAACCAACATAGCCAGGATCACCTTGAGAACCAGTATAACCTTGGTCGCCTTGATCACCGGTCGCACCAGTATCACCTTGTGAACCGGTATATCCAAGAGGACCAATATCACCATCATTACCTTGGTTACCTTGAGAACCAGTATATCCCACTCCCGACGAACCGGTATAACCGAGTGAACCGGTATATCCTGCTGCGGGTGAACCAGTGAAGCCGATTGAGCCGGTATAGCCAATTGAACCAGTGTAGCCTAGACCACCCGGTGAACCAGTGAATCCGGTTGTAAGATTGACACCATTCAATGAAATGGATGTGTTGGTGATCTCGACGTTACCAACCACAAGTTGTGTTAAGATGCCTCCGATTTCATAGATTGTACCGTCTTGAGTGGCGTACATGACACCATTGGACATCACCAAAGCACGCTCAAATTGTAAATCTGTAGCCTTATCTGACGCTACTGGTACGCCAGTGGAAGGTGAAGTGGTTTGGCTGATCATTTTTTTCTTGACATCTCAATCGTTTGGTGGTATAAAAGGGCTGAATATTTAGGTATGAGGGAATAATGAAGATTATCCTAATCGATGTTTTAGGACTGCCATATAACTATAACACGCTTGAAACTAGAGGATTAGGCGGCTCAGAATCCTCAGTAATTCGAATTTCTAGAGAATTGGTCAAGCTTGGGTTTGAAGTGACGGTCATCAATGACCACATTTCGACCGGGAGTAGTGCTGAGCCTGACGGCGTTCACTACATTCCGATCAAATCTATGCATCATTATCCTGAGGAAGAATTCCAATGTGACATCATGATTTCGTCACGTTCTGTGAAGCCTTTTAGGCAACCACTCCCTCTTGGATTTGAACAACTAGCAATTTGCCAAAAAGCACATCATCGTGTTCTTTGGATGCATGATACGTTTGTAGATGGGGAGAATGACCTTGAACCCATGGTCATGTCAGGGGCTATTTCAGAGATTTTCACTCTTTCAGATTGGCATACGGTTTATGTGACTAACTGTACTCATGGAAATCGACGTAATTTTGAAGTTCTTAAGAACCGAGTGTTTCAGACACGTAATGGTGTTGAACAGTATCAAGATTTTGTCGATATTAAGAATAAAGATAAGAAGCTTTGGGTATTTAATGCGTCCTATACGAAGGGCATGGAACCGACTGTCAAGGAAATCTGGCCACGTATTAAAGACGGCGGTCAGAGATTAATTGTTATTGGGGGGTACTATCGCTTTCCGAATGGTGAAGCTGACCAACAGGAAACTGATTGGCAAAGACTTGTTAGAGAAAATAAAGACAAGTCTATTGACTTCACCGGGGTTATCACACAAAGAGAAATCTCTAGAATTCTCACACAAGCATCTTATTTCTTAGCGCCGGGACAATTTCCTGAGACGTTTGGGATAAGTGCTCTAGAAGCAACCGCACATAACGTGCCTGTCATAGCTTCACGCTTTGGAGCCCTTGAAGAAACATGCGTTCCGGGAGCAACTTATTTTGTTGATTACACCTTGAAGAATAATCCTTTGTTTCAGGTAGACGAACATCAACAATTACATCGCTTTGTTGAGATGTGTAAGTTTGCTCGTGATGAAGAATACATCTGGCAACAAAAAGCTTATGGCGGTAATATCGTAAAGGACATTATTGGATGGGATGGAATTGCTCTTCAATGGAAGCAACATTTCTACCGTTTGTCGGATAAGACTTTAGAGCAAGATGAATATCAAAAAGTGAAGTGGCTCAATTATCGTGTCCATAAGGTTTTTGGTCGTCGCGTGTCAAACTTTGAGGATTTTTTATAATGCTTGAACGTCATATTCTTATCATATCTGCTATGTACCAACGATGGGATTATCTTGAACGATGTATTCGCTCAGTTAAGGCTCAAAATTATTCCAATTACACTCATGTTGTTATTGACGATGCTTCTGATAATAGACCGTCTAATATAGAAGGTATGTTGTCAGGAAATTTAATCATTCGTCATAATCAAAATCACAATGGAAGTGCTGTTAGAAATCAATATGAAGCTTTGGGTGGATCGTATAGAGACAAATATGATGTTGTAAATGAAAAAAATTGTATTGTCATGTTGCTTGATGGGGACGATTATCTAGTCAACAATCCTGAAATCTTCAATTTTTACAATCATTTATATCAGACGAGAGATGCGGATTTCACTTATGGATCAATGTGGTCTATAGCCGATGGCATCCCGTTGATAGCTCAGCCTTATCCCCCCGAGATTATTAAGAATAAGCAATTCCGAGAATATAAATTCAACTGGAATATGCCTTATACTCATTTACGTACCTTCCGTAAAGAATTGTTTGAGAAGATTGATAAGAAACAACTTCAAGATAAGGATGGCAATTGGTATAAGGAAGGGGGCGACAATGCGATGTTTTATGCCCTTATCGAACAGGCTCGGGGAGATAAAATCTTCGCTGTCCCTGATATTATTGTCAATTATAACGATGTGAACCCGATGAATGATTACAAGATACATGGTGAGACCCAAAACAAGGTAGCTGACGAGATTTTGAAGTTTCACGTGAAACTTCCCGAAAGTGCTCCTACTCCGGTAGATAATAGACTTCTGGAAATGAGTGATGCGTTACATCTCATGCCACCGCAGATGCAAGATTATCTCTATCGCATGCGTAACGAGATGCATATTAATCCAAAGGTGATTTATGATATTGGTTCGTGTGTTCTCCATTGGCAACGAATTGCTGATCCTGTTTGGAGCAAGGAAAATACTGAGTATTTTGGTTTTGATGCTATGGACCAAGTTAAAATTGTCCATGAAAAATTTGGTATTCCGTTTCATCCCATTCTTTTAGGTGATGAAGATGGAAAGATTGTTCCGTTCTATCAGAATTTAGATGATCCGGGTGGTAATAGCATTTATTTGGAAAATGCTGCTATTGCCGGGGATGGTGTTAAGTTTAAGCCTGTAGATAAGGCAATGCATCGTCTTGATACCTATGTCAAGAACAACAATATTCCATTTCCTGATTTAATCAAACTCGATGTTCAAGGATCAGAATTGGATATCCTCAAGGGATGCCCTGATATCTTACTTTATGTTAAGGATATTATTGTTGAGGGTCAAAATGTCGAGTATAACTTGGGGGCTCCAAAATTTGATGAATTGAAAGCATGGTTAGAAGAACATGGATGGCGTCAAATCAACCAGATATTTGATTCGGGAGTTGATGCTGACTATCATTTTCATAACACACGATATGTTCTAACAGAGAACACTCAGAAAGCTGAAGAGATTGCACGTGCCAATGATGTTAAGCGCGTTATGATTGCGGTACCGACAAACAAGTATATTGAGGTTGATACTTTTAAAGCTATCTATGATCTTGATGTACCTGTAAATATTGGAACAGAATTTCAATATAGTTTTGGTTATCAAACCGATCAAGTTCGTAACTTAATTGCATCTTGGGTAGTGGAGCGTGGTCATGATTATCTATTTTTTATTGATGCTGATATCGTTGTTCCTACTGATGCTCTTAGTAAGCTTCTTGCCCATAATGTTGATATTGCTTCTGGTTTATATATCCAGCGCACGCCGGAAACGACGACTATAGAATTGATAAATCTCGACGGTTCCAGAGTTGTACCCAACCAGTTAACGGGGAATCTGCAAGAAATTGGAGCGTGCGGGATGGGGTGTTGTTTGATTCGAAGGGAAGTTCTAGTTGATGTGGGGTATCCTCAGTTTGTTTACAAGTCTGCTCTTGATCACAAGAACACTCAACCGGAGGATTTTTACTTCTGCAATCAGGCGCGTCAGAAGGGATATCGCGTTTGGGCTGATACGTCAATTAACTGCTCCCATATAGGTAAAAACATATTTAGGTTAATCAGTTAATAGCTCATCATCAGTATTAATTCCAGGCTCCGCGACACCCGGATTAACTGTAACAATACCTTCTACTAAACGTACAGTTGTGTTTGCAATACCATTATAAAGGATCGCATCATAGACATAACGTCCCATAGCGATGTTGGCTGTTTGCACTGCATTCATTGCTATGGTAAGAGCCCCGTTAACAAGCTGAATAGAAAACGGGTAAGTATTCATTGAGGTATAGAATTTCTTCATTGCAGCATTTGCTGTATATCCAGTCACATCAAGTTTATTTTGTGAGGGATCGAGCAAAGGAATGGTATAAGAGAAATCACAACCTTGTTCAACGATTAAGTTATATTTGGTTGCAGTCATTATAGCCTCAACATTACTTTAGTTGCGGTAATATTTGCGTTATTGGAACCACCCGTCGTGAACCAAACTGTCACATGAGTTGCGTTGGCGTTTGCCGAGAACGTACCGACCGGGCTTCCGTTAGTATAAAGCTGAGCATATTCAGTTATTAGAATTAAGCTGCTGTTTCCTTGAAGGACGGATAGTCGAGTACATCCAAAATTGTTACTTTGATTATCATCAATATTAATGAAATAGTCGGCTGAACGATATCCTGTTAGAAGCCAAGAATCAAGAAGAACAGGAGCGCCCCCGACACCTTGATGAGCAGACAAATCTTGAAGAATGGTATTACCCATAGCAACAGTTTCAACACCGATATAGTTGAAGTTTGCTACGTTTGCCTGAAGTAACGAGGTATTGACCATGGTCGAATTGACCCAGGTATTACCTGAAATAAGAGAAACTGCATTAAGTGTAAGGTTGGAATTTACAATCACGTTTGCTGGGTTGGCAACAGAACCTCCCACAAGATTAGTAGCAACAATGTTTGTCGCTCCAAAGATACCTGTAACATAACCATTGCCAATGGTCAAAGCACCATTAGAAGCAGTATTAACAGATACAACTTCGGTCGCACAAGCATTTACAATCGCGTTTGATAATGCGACTAAATCCGCAAAGGTTGCGTTTGCTGTTGGATCGACGGGGTTAAGTTGGAATGACATGCTTTGCGACTATTTCTTTCAGTTCTGCTAGTTCTCTTTTTATTTGTGATAATTCAGCCCTTATTTGTTTTGTTTCTCTTGCCCTGGTTTTTGAAGATTTAATCAGAGCAAACTGATCTTTGTTGTTATTAATGACAACACCAGTACTTGTTTTTGTCAATCCACTAATGTTAGTCTTATATTCAACGATCATGAGCTAAGTCCTATACCTCTCAAGCTATTTAACCTTGGAATTTGATGAAGATCGTTGGACAAGAATACAACCTTGATTTGAAGGATATCATAACCATCATATTTCTGAGTTGACGTGTTGTAATAACGAACAACGTTATCGTTTTGTATGTTATTAAATGCCTGATGGGTATAATTTCGAGTACGGGCTACTTTCAAACCCGCAACGTTAGTCAAAGCAGGACCACCGACACCGAATTCGAAGTTGGAAACAAAAGTTGCATCAACCCCTACGATAGTATTACTATAAACATTGGTAACCATACAAACAGCGTGGTTTTGATCAGGGAACAAGGGATCGTAGACTTTAATCAAATCGCCTGCAATTAACATCGGCTTGCCATCAGATTGGGTCTGAGCAAATAGGGTGTTTGAACCAACAACATTTGATGTATTATTACCAATCGTTACAGTTCCCGGAAGGAGTAGATCGACGTTTGGATATTGAGGGAACCCATAAGTCAATTCGATATAATCATTCAGGTTGCTCGGGGACGAAAAGATATCATTACCATTGATAAGTTCTAGGAGTGTCCAATCTTCGTTACCAAATGCTTCAGGATCGGTACTGTTCTGAATACGAGCATAACATTCAAGACCGGTATTGGCTGGTTGATAAGCGGTCAAATAAACACGAATGTCTTCTGCCATCTGAATTAGACCATTATTACCAGAAAAGTTGATAATGGTGGTCAAGTGCTTAGCAAGAGCATTTCCGGTATTGGTATTTTCACCAGTATAGTCGTCGTTAACCAGATACTTAGTATATTCAACATAAGGAGTAGTATTTACGCTCATCATAACATAATCAGATATCGAAGATGTTATAACAGAGAATACAAATGAATTATCAAAAGCGTTTAGCGGATTAACTTGATCGTTGATTACTCCATTTGCGTACAATACTTGGAACTGGTTAGAATATGAGACATAACACGGAATGGATGTTGCTGAATTTGAGAAGTGATTGAGAGAATCCATTTGAACTGGAAGAATATCTTCATCAGCAGTTGGTTCTACTCGATACAAAAATCCTGTAGACGTTGTAGGATCATCTTGAACGGTATAGGTTGTTTTAACGTACAACGAGAATTCAGTTTCAGAAGGCGAACTCAAAGAGAAGTTTGGATTTGCTACTTCAATGTCGATGTTGATAACGTTACATTCAAGTAGAACATTATTAGTCAATTCAGTACAAACCGTTGAACCCACAATAACGTTAACGGAAAGTCCCGAACCGTTTGAAGTGTTGGATGTGGGATTTCCAGTAGCACCAGAGCATACAACTGTTTGAATTTGAGCGGTATTAACAAATCCTGCCCCGATGTTTGCCCATTGAATATTAGTAACGCCACCCGTTGAATTGGTTACAAGATTACCATATGCTGGATGGTTTCCAACACCGTTAATTGGGAATGATGGAACTTTACCAGCTACATATTCGTAGCCAGTGATATAAAGAACGTCAGTGTTAGCATACCCTGTTCCACCCGCATGCACTGCTGATTGAGTATGATCAACAGAACACGAGGTAAATCGAACAGTATTATTAGCATTTGAATTTCGAGCAAATGCATAATAAAGGTGTTCTCCCCCGGTACCCCAATTTACGGTTTGATCCCAAGAATCTAGGAACGCAATAGGAGTGATCATGAATTGAGCAGCAGAATTTACAAAGGTAACTGGTTCATCAATAGCAATTTGAGTGTTTGAAAGAATTGATGTAACAAGACGAATATTAATAGTATCATTTTGTCCGATAAATGTAACAAATTTCGGACCAGTGTAGTTACTAAAGACGGTATTCCACGAGAATGCTTGACCGTTGGTAGTTTGGGTGTTTGCCGTAATAACATTTGTCATGTTCAACGAACATGTTGCAACAGAGTTACCACCCGGATATGGAACTGTATTCTGATATATACGCTGAGCACCAATAAACAACTGACGAGTTGACTTGGCTAGATTGAAGGAAATAAATTCATAATTTGAGGAAGGATAATCAATAGTGATATCACCAGTATTAGCATCATAAAAAAGTTCAATATCACCAGTTCCAGTAAACGTTGCTCCGTTTGCAATTTGGTTGTTTGAAAAGATAGGAACGTTGTTTATTGAGTATAATGCTCCATGAACGTTAAACTTCAAGTCAAAAGTTGGTAAGGAACCCCAGGTGAAACCCTGCTGTGTACCGCCAGCACCACCATCTAGAATGATAGGCTCGGGGTCCCATTCGATTGTCCCTGTTACGGGATTGTATTCTGGTTCTGTTGCATTAGTTGCTGAAGTTGAGACATATTCAAAATACTGACCACAATAAGCTGATGAAGGACCAGGGCATGCGATATATTGACCGTTGGCTTGAAGAGAACCAACAAGAGGAAATCCTTTTTCTTCGTGCCAAAGTGCAAACTGTTCGTTTTGGTCAAATGATACTAGGAATGCGTATGTTGCACCTGTCGGGACTTGGATTGGGCTTTGAAATCGAAAAGTGGTTGCCAAAGAAGCGTCTGATGATGCTCCGATTGCTTGATACTCGGCTCGTGCTATCTGGGAATAGGTGTTAGCGTTGATAATAGGGATGCCATTATATGTTTCAGTAATATAGAGAGAAACACCCGGATACGTGATACCAGTTAGATTGTTAATCGGGGCTGGTACAAACATAAAGAACAAATCAACAGCGGAAATACCAATTGTCGTTGCGCCCCCACAAACAGAAGGATCAATAAAGAATGTTTGTCCTAGATTAAATAATTGGCTTGTCGGAGGGGTATTAGCTGTCATTTACTGCGATCCTCTTAAATTCACTGGCAAATAATAAAACGATGAGATGTTATCTTGCCCTCGTAATTCCATAGTTAGATATGTGTTTGAACTATTTAGTCCTTGAACCGCAATTCCTTGATAATACTGTTGCTCAAAAAACCACGTAAATGTAAGGGTTCCAGTTGCATCGCTGATTAAAGGATCACCTAGATTTCCTCCAAACGGTTGACATGCCCAATCCATATTGATTTTATTGACATAAAGATCATAAGGGGAATTAGCCTTCAAACCTTTGATGACATTCGGAATCGCAAACGCTTTCACTTTGGAAAATCCAACTGAAGTAGTAAAAACGGCATTTGATAAAGCCCAAACTGTCATATTGTCCTCAATTAAAAGTTAAGCGTGAAGCCGAATACAAGGTTACCCCATCCACCAGCGCCCTGGAAGTAATTAGCGATAGTAGCATTAAGAACAGGATTACCACTATACTCGTGAATATCAGCATAGGTAAAGGTACCCGGAACAGCATAGATTTGACCGGTATATGGTGTACCACTAGCTGAAACTGCATTCTGACCGCCATACCACATTGAATTAATATCAAACGGTTGAACAGATGCTTGAATTTGCTGGAAGGTAAGACCACCAGTACCACCGTAAACAAACGGGAAGTTAATTTGTACGCCCGGTGGGTACCATTGTCCTGATGCACCATAAGAATTGTTGGTACAACCAGATTCTAGCAATAGATAATTCCAAGTTTCTTGGTCAGGAATACAACCAACGGATGCTCCCCCAACAGGGTATCCCATTGCCCATTTCCAACGTTGATTTGGTCCTCTGAAGGTCGAAGCCACAACATTGTAGTATTCACTCTGTTGTGAATTATACTGGAAGGCAATTGCTCCTGCTCCGGTGTAATAACCAGTTAATCCGCCTGTAACCGATGCCTGTGTAGGAGCAGTCAAATAAAGAGAAGGCTGGTCATCAAAGAAGTAATTGGAATCGGGTCCGGTTAGTGTTGTAATTTCAGCTTGTGTTAGAGGACGTGGTTGATTAGCCGATGGAATAGCAACACCATTAACTGATGCTGACGTAGAAGTCATCGGAACGCCAGTATTTGCTTGGAAAATGTCGATACGAGTAGGATTGTCGTAATTATAGAAGTACAATTCAACAGGAAGTGCCGACAAGAACGGAAACATTGCCCAAATAGACGTATTAACCGATGGTAATGTCGGAATTGAACTTGGAGCAGAATACTTAGTTTGATAAGCATATGCTTTAGAAGCAATTGACGCCAAAGCTTCTTCGATAACATTCCCTCCCAAGTGTTGGAACGAAACTTCAGTAGGTGGTCCTGCAACGATAGTTGAAAGAATGGTGTCAAGTTGAGTTTGGAATGCAGCGTTACCTTGACCATTAAAGGCTAGTGCTGTGAAATTAGTATTGTTATTCGAGTACAACTGTTCTAGTTGTTCAACATTAATAAAGCGAAGAGTCAAACTATCAGATACAAGATTAGCCGCTGCGCTGTTTGATCCCGGAGTGAAGTTATCGGTCCATGAACGATATTGAGTGACGTAAGCAACAACGTTATCGAAAGCCCCAACACAAACTGGTTTGATAACAGTGTTTGGACCAACATTCGATGATGGAATTGCATAAGTTGCATTAAGCTGTGAAACTAGTAGAACATCTTTATAAGTAACAGTTCCGATAGTTCCCTGAAGGTATGCATCAAACAATAGTTTCGAAGGAACGATATCAGCAACTTCTTTAGTTGCAGCATATTGTGGATCGTTCAATGCGGAGAATAGTTGGGTTGAGAAATCATCAACAAAGTATCCAAACTGGAAACGGTTGGCTGATGGATCGACAGAGGAAGGAATGTTCATGTTTGCAACATTACTTTCCAACTGGCTCAAAGAAACATAATATTCAACAGCTTGTAGACGACGATCAAGAGTACCAATATCAGCCATAGTATAGTTTTGCGGCTGATTGTACGGTAATTGTCCATTGTTAATCGAAACGGTAACACTTGCTCGTCCAATTAATCCCGAAGAGAATTGACCGTTATTAACACCTGTGTTAATGATTTCGGCAAACGAAGGAGATGGATTTAGAGGAATATTTGGATATGCTGGAACACTAATACTTCCCAACAACATTGTATTTTTAGGAGGAACAGGCGCAATTCTTTGACCAGCGGTTGAAGGTATACCCTGAACAATATTAATATTTGAATGAGTATCCAACGTTACAACATCAATTCGTCCAAGATAGTATTCAAGATCACAAGTAAACAAAGAATTAGGTAGCGGGAACTTCTTTTCATTACTTCCAAAATTTACTGCATATGGAGGATTAACTGGTGCAGTTGAAGTTGAAGTTGTAGGAAGAACAGTATTTGCATTATATGGACGGAAATCAAATGCCTGCATGAGAGGAATTTCTTTACCGGTGCTGGTAAAGAAGGATTGAATTTCCATGCTGTTAACGCCATTGTTGGAAGTCAAGTCGTTAAGATCAAGACTATCCATAGCCGCAATTGTATTAGCGTTAGAACCGATATAAGAAACTGTTGTATATAAGCCAGGAGATGTAACGCTGAAATAATCAAACTCAACAAGAATATATTCAGTACCAAGAAATATATATGGAGCCTGAGAATTCATAACCAAATCACTCAAATCATAGAAGTCGAGATTTTGGTTATTATTAATTGAGAATGATGATATCCAGTTCGAACCTGTAGTATCAACTGAAGAATTACCAATATAAACACCACGTAGTCGGAATGCATCTGCCACACCCAAACACCATGGACCTGTTGTCCCACCAGCATTATTTGCGACATCAATTTTAACAAAGCGTTGACGATTAGCAGACTTAGCTGAAGAAGAAACATCGGATCGTAGAATATTAAATCCAACAGTTACAGCACGATCACCAAAGCCATCATCACCTGTATCATTCAAGGTAGTACCAAGATTGATGGTTAGAACCGCACCAGTACCATTGACGTTTGCTGTAACATTTCCTTGACCAAGCGGAATTGGAACATTCTTCGGGTATACTTGAACATAATTAGATGTAGTATTAATGAAAGTTGCATTACCTTCAATAACCATAAAGGTATTATTAACAATGTTGATGATATTATGAAGATCATATCCAACATTATTATAAATGTATATCCAATCTCCAACGTTAAACTTTGACAAGAAGTTAGTGCTTGTACCGATAACATTACCGGTAACAGTTGAAACAGAAAGAGTACCTGATCCGTTAGCAACAAAAACAGCGTCCGCTTCAGTCGGTACAACATAAAGATCAAAACTCAATTGATCCAAATCTAGATCAGCACCGGGACCATATGGGAATACGTCACCTGACGGAGCGGTAACTGAAATAATACCAGCATTTGAAAGCTTAGCGGTGGTGTTAACAGTTCGATACTGGTAAGAAATGTTGTTGGCGTTCTTCAGGCTTTCAACACGAGCCGGGAAGATCATGGTTGATTTCTTGGAGTCAAATACCTGTCCCCCGTAGGTATTTCCTGAAGAAATGATAGATGGAATTACGTCACAAATACCACCATTGGAAGAAGCGTTTGCATAAACTGACTTAACCTGTGAAATGCTACATCCGTTTGCCATCTGTATATTGAAAACATACATCTGGTAGCTTGCGCCTGCTGATCCGGGAATGCCCGATAGGGTTGTCATTGAACGAATATCAGCCGTTCCAATTAGATTACCAACCGGATTACTGTTTGCTGTTTTAACAAGCGTTGTGTTGGACAAAAAGGTTTTAGCAGTGTCGTATAGGTAAACTGTTTCACCTTGGTTAAACGTCCAAGTACCACCTACCTGATCAACAATGAAGTAATTACCATAAGCAAGAGAAATTGTATAGTTATTGGTAACATTAGTATCAAGACCTTTATTATCTTGAAGAATATCATTGGTATAAGTCGGAGTACGATATCCTTGAAGATAAGCAAGACCCGGATCGATAACTACGTTGAAGTAAAGACCTTCAAATGCTGTATTGGTTGGGGATTGAGTAGTGAGGAGGAATTCATCAACAACATAATCTCCTGCTTGCTCATAAGTTCTTTGAGCCATTGTATCTCCAATGATGGAGTACACGGTTTGTTGATTTTGCTTAACAAAATTGCCTTGCGTCCATTGACCAATTGTAAAGAATGCGGTGTTCGAAGCTGCATCATTTGGATCATCAAGAACAAGAGTAGGAACAAGCTTTAATCTATCAGCACCCGGAGCATTTTGATTTGTTGTCGATGCTGGATCAAGTAAGGATTGATCTTGGGTGTAATCGATAATTTGTTCTTCAACAGAAAATCCAACACAAACGTTATTAGGATAGTTTGGACTGGTATTATACTTGTCAACAACAATAGTTTGAGGTTGAACGTCTAGGAAAAATCCTTCGGAGAAGATAACGCCTCGGGAAACACCGAAAGCATATCCTGATCCCACGGCTTGGGCAACGTTAGCGACAGCAACTTTAGTGATATAATTCTGAGCAACAAGCTGAAGCGTTGACAATCCCGAAGCGTTGTTTGACGAAACAACTGTCATATAAGGAACAGTAGTATATCCAATACCCTTGCTCAAAGTCAAGGTCGTTTGAATACTACCAGTTGCCGTTGTAACAATTTGTCCTCTAAAGCCAACACCAATAACACCTGAAACTTGCCCAGCCGAAGAATTCGACCCAACGATGGTAAGAGTATCGGAATTTGCAAAGGTCCATGCATTTGCGGTTAGGCTGGCATTCGCCAAGTCAACATTTCGAGGCTGGATCGAAAGAATAACTTGACCAGAGCTAGCACGTGTGTTAGGATCAATGGCAGAAATTTGGACATTTGCGCCTCGTCCGTTGGTGATATATTGACCAACAGTAAAGCCTACAGTGTTGATGACAGCAATTGCGGAAACGGCGATAATTTGATTGGTGTTCGAAAATCCGACACCACCATTGTTGATGGTAATATCTTCAATGCCATTATAAACAGGGTTGAAGATGGTTAGGATGTCACCTTCCGAGAAGGTTGAAAAGTAGTTAACTCCGTCGAAACCAGAATTGGTATAGTTGATGTAGATTGTATTAAGATTAGGGTCGTTTGCAATAAAGCCGGTTTCACCATTGATGATGATACCACGTAGACCGGTACTGGCGTTCATAACGCCCATATTCAAATAAGCACCGATATTAACAGTGCCCCCATAGATGTCTAGATCATTTAATTTAGCGTAGGGATAATTATAAAACGTCTGAAAGTTACAGCCTGAGACAATCGTACCATTGGAGAAGATGTTATCTCCAAAGCTTTCGATTTGCCCTTGGAGCATCGACTGCATGGTATTAAGTTCACGAACTTGAACGGAAACACCCGGCTTAAACAGCACTTTATAATATTGACTACTGTACGAATAGTCATCAAAATATGGGGACACGTTGAGATTTGTCTGTTGGGGCAATTTTATCTCCCCGTTTCTATATATAATTGAATCATAAGCTTATTTAGTGTTCATTTTAAAAGTTAAATGTTAATTTGAACGTCTCGGATTGAGTGTTAGAACGAGTAATGAGGTCAATATTCTCAATATAGATGACATCTCCTGATCCATAAACCAATTCTCCGGGAAGGATACTACTAACTTGAGCAGTTGCGCCTGACTGAAGTCCTGTTATCGTTGAAGTCGTAAGTGGTATACCTCCGGGGGACGTAACCCATGCAGTAGTACCATTTGATGAAATGCTTTGAAGAACAGCAAACCCTAATCCTTGGGAAATAATTTCCCCGTCGATAAACGATCCCGACAAAGGTACAATTCCAAGTTGTGTAGCTTGAATATAAGTACTAAAGGTTTTAGTAATCCCATTTCGCTCAATATTATTGATATAAGCAAGATTATCAGTCAAAGTTCCCATCAATAATGAGCCGGTTTGTATGTTACTATCAGTTTCGGCAAGAATTTCTGATGTGGAAACAACAGTGTTACAGATTAGCTTGGTTACTGCATTAGCAAATGCAAGTAGAAGGTTGTTTGAACTGAAATTAGCGGAGGAGCTAATTTCGAGAACTTGGTTGTTGACAACACTTACTACTGAAGTTATTTGTGCCTGGAGCAACCCCGGATCATAAAAGAAGATAAGACTTCCCGGAACGAATTGATCGGTGAACAAACTATTATTGGCTGGACTTCCAATAAAGAAAAGACCAAGACTACAGAAACAATTCGCTTGCATGAAATAAGGATTGAGGCTTAGGATTTCTTCAGTTGGAACAAATTCTGACGTTGCCGATAATAGGTTGATTTGAACATTGGCAAACAAAGGATTTCGAACAAGACCAATTTGTTGGTAACCCCCACTATCAACGATTGTGTCGAATTCGTTGTTACTGAAGTTTTGTCCAACAATTACGTTATAAGCCTGAAGTTCAACGGCTCCATTTGCACCATGTCCACCGGGTGGAGGAAGGATTGGTCGAAGAATTGCAGTGTTTGCTCCGGTATCATTCTTAACAGCCGCATTACAAACAGCAGCAGCCGATGCCATATTATAATCCGCCCCCCTATTCAGAATATCTACTCGATAGATTGAATTGGTTGCTAAGGAATTAATTAGGGCTCGCCCTACGCAATTAACCGTTTGTTGTCCACTTCCAAGAATATACACCTGAGGATAGATTTCGAAACTGTCCCCGTTTTGAGGCACGTTCGTAAACCCAACGTCAAGAAGGATGAAATTACCCAATGTATTAGAAACATAATCATTAATAAAATGATATTCTCCCGCTGCTAAACCGGTTGTCATATAGATGATACAACCCGTATAGTATCCATTAGTAGTTGCAGCCGTGTCACCCGAAAGAGCATAAACAACTTCTGAACCGACAGCAATATCAAGAGTACGGAAAGTTCCTGTATAGTAGTTGTTATAATAATTACCACCATAATCAACATGAACAACATCAATGGTACCGGGAATTGCATTCCCTGAAATATCATTGTTAGCTTGATAAGGGAAGTAGTCAGAATAACCAAAGGCATCAACTAATGCAACTGGAACCGAATACATATACTTCCATCGATAACCGTCTCCGGTTTGATAAAGTGTTACATTAGTTCCAACAATCTGGGAAAAATCAGGCTGAATAACCGATAGTGCATTGGCATTGTTATCAAGACATTTGAATGTATGATACCAAGAACCTGCGTTAACAATAACATAATAATTTTCAGTAGATAGATTAGGATCACTGTCATCATACATTGCATAGACAGTATTAGACTGATAAGGAATATTTTGAATTGCTAATACAACATTATTTGTGGTAATTTCTTTACCACAAATCATACTATTCCATACGTCATAAAGATTAGACTCAACATCATCATCTACATCATTGATGTTGTTGCTGGTATGAAGAGAACCGTCTCCAAAAAACAGATAATAGCTATTATTAGCAAAATCATTAATGAAATCTTGCGCTCGTTGAACCCGATAAGTATCTGTTGCTAAAATTGTACCCATTAAGTTGTCACCACTAGAGTTGCGTTACCAGTTGTTAGATTTATTGCAGCACCACCAGCAGTTAGAACTCGACCATACAACACTTGAGCCGCACCATTAGCAGTTATACTCATTCCACCATCCACAAATCCATCAGGATAAAAGGTTAGGATATACGGAGTTGGATCAGCAGATAGAACAGGTCCTTTGGACATGATAGCAGTTAGAATAGTCGGATTGCTGTTCACTTTTGTTTTATGAACAATACGACCAAACATCATCGTACCAGAAGGATGTGCTAGCTGTTTAATAAGCTTTTCATATTTATCAAGTACTGTTGAAGATTGAATTTCATAAGAGAATGTTTGATAATAGAAACCATCATATAGTTTCTTAGTATCAGAAAGGAAACCGTTCTTATCTCGGTAGAAACCTTCTCCTTTACCGATTAACCCTAGGTTTGTTACTCCGAATGCTGTATTATCTCCTTGGATATTATCAACATCTACCCATATCTGTTCCCCGTCAATATAACCAAATCCTGAATACAGAACGTTTAGATCAAGCAAAGAACCATTGCCTGTAGCAACAGTTGTTATAACATTGGCGTTTCGTCCTTGTGCAGGAATATCGCGGTTTGAAGCAACAGCTATAACATTGGTGGATACTTTAGTAGCTTCTTCAACCAACATTGAATTAGCATCAACAGTTACTATAAATTGAGTATTATCATTAAAACGATAATCACGTATATCAATAGTGTTTCTAATAGTATCAATATTAATAATTTTACCAAGAGCATTGGATGATACTTGAGAAACTTCTAAACCAACGAAAAATTGTGAAGTGTTTGTCACGTTCAAAGTTACGTCAAAGACGTTATGATATGCTGTTCGATAATCATCAATATAGATTATCGGAGCAAATTGATAACCTGTTCCCGGAGAAACAGTGAATGATACAAGAGAACCAATTTCAATATCAGTATAAGAAAATGCATTGGCAAGTTCCCATGATAGGTTCGCGCTAGTGTTTGCGGGGAAGCCATAAGTGGTTGCGTTTAGTTTAGTACTTAGATAGCCCGAAAGTTGATCAGTATTATAATTATACGTTGACGGGAACGAAAGACTATTCGAAAAGGTTAGGCTTGCTCCTTCTCCGACATTAAACAAATTCACCATGATCGCATTGAGCGACGGAGATGAAACGTTTGGAGAAGGGCTGAATTCAATGAAGTTGTTATTGGTATTAATAACACCAACAGTTAGAAGAATATAATTGATATTAGCAGTAGCCTTTGATGAAACACCGGTTATAAGCCCTTCTCTCAAAATACCTGTTATATTTCCCAAGATCATTTCTTGGTTTGATGATAAACCAAGAAACGTCGCTTGACCGAGAATTGTTGGATCACTAGTATACAAAAGATTGTTCTGGATAATTATTTCACCCGGAGTAAATGCATCAGTATTTGAAATGATACCAATAGCAAGATTTGAAATACCAATAAACTTTCCCATAGCAGTTACATCAGTATATCCATTAGAAAGTGGAGTATGGTTAGCGATAGCTACCGGGAAAAGTACTCCATTGGAAGCAACATTAACTTCGTACACTGGATCGGCACTACATACTCCGTTGGACGGGGAAATAAAGATAGTACCATAATACGTATTTGAAATAGCATTAAGCGTGGATGAGGAATTAACGATCAAAGCGAGTGTCGAGCCATCATTGGACGTAGCTATATAATTTCCGACAGCAAATGGCGTTATTACATTACTTGCAGGAACGCCATTAGCAGGAAGAATAGTATTACCAGTCCAAACAGCATTAGAGAAATTGATCTCCCCCAAAGGTTGAGAAATTGTTTCATAAGGCGCTAGATACCTCCTTGCATACGTGTTAGGTAAACTGGTTATTTCAAGTTTGAGATGAGCATTTGCAATATGAGCAAATGTTGAATTACTATAAGCATATCCTCCATCGAGAAAGTTATAACTAAGTTCTCCGATAGTATCAACAATACCAGAGACTAATCCTACTGCGCCTTGTCCATACATTGAATTGATATTAACAAGATCACCGATTGAAAATCCTAATCCTGAACCCTGTGCTGAAATAGTTACATCAGTAAGAGAACCAATCATAGTTGGACATTGAGAAATATCCAAAGAGTTATCAGTAGGGTAAATGATTTCACCCGTAACAAACTGTCCTTCAATAGCAGAAATATAAGCCAAAGAAATATATCTGTTGTTGACCACCGTTCTGACAATAGCATCAACGAATGCCGTAGCACCCGAAATCAGCCCTTGAATTTTCTTATGAAATAGTAAGGTGTTGTTGTGGTTTAAGGACAACTCAATATATTTGGGAACATACCAATTACCCGAAGACAATTTCATTAGATCATCTTTAGGATAATAGAAATCAACAACTTCGTCAAAGACAAGACGGAATAGAAGTTCAATACAACGCTGAGTACCCTTTGAGCGATAGATGTCCAAACAGTGTTTAACAATTTGACGGATGTTTGCTTCAGTCGATAGCTGAATGTTGATAAAGTACTTCTGTTTGATGAACGTTAAAATGTTCTGGGTAGTTAAGTCAACGTCATCAAGGATCGGAAAGTTACGAGAGTAGTAAAGTGGGTTACCGGTTTCTTCAAGATATTGATAAAACGTTTGCACAAAGTTAATAAACTTTGGATCATCCTTTTGATACAAAGTAGGAAACTGTTGAGGAATAAAAGGACTAATATTTGCTTCAATAACGTTCATTAACTATCAACTTGTTGAATGGTTAAATTAATTTGACTTGGATCGATTTTAAGGATATTGTTTTGGGTGACAGAGATATCAGTATCCAATGGCTGAACAAAAATCAAGAACGCATTACCAACAAAATTATCAATTTGAATAGTGAATACCACCTGACCTGTTTGATAATTGATTATTCCTACTCGATTAAGAACAGTGACAATATTATCGAGAGTGGTTACCATATTAACATTACCAAGTCCGTCATCCTCCAAGGAAACCAATGTTCCACTATTATAGAATTGAGTTGATGACAAACACTTAAGTAGGTTAGCAGGATGAACACCCGGAAGGGGACTATAATTATTTTGAAGAGGAACCCCGAACTTTAAATTGAAAGTTGTTGTTGCTCCGGTAGCTGGAACAAAGCTTTGATATAGATTGATACCCATATTAACTGATGAAATTGATGGGTCAGCATCAAGGATAGCTTGTTCAAGCTGGCTTCCCTTCAAGGTAACATTGAAGTTGTTCAAGGTGGATTGGTTATAACCCAAGATTGCGGTAGCAACAATCGATTGCATCAAACTTGGGGTATTGGTGGTGATGTTGATATTATAACGAACCGTAGCGTTGACCTGGGTAAAGATATCGACTGGATCAATGAATACTGGCTCGATGGACATCGGCATTCGTCCTTTTAAGAACGCTGTATATTCGGTTTGCTTCGTAGCCGGAAGAGTAGTAAAGCCCGGTAGGTCAATTGATACCAGAACATAACCGAATTGCGGAGGAATAGCGCTCTCGCCCCCGAATGCCGAAACTGCATTGATTTCAGGAAACTGAATTTTCAATAGAACTTCATAATCCGTGGGTACTATAGCCCTTTCTTGAGTTTGGAAATATCGAGGTGCATAAAAACGAACACTATCAAGAGTTTCTTTAGGAGCACCGCCTGCTGCTGCCTGAAGAGTACGAACGACCGGAGCCGAGGTTAATTCCCCGGCACGACCTGTTGGATCAAAACCGATTGCGAAATTTTGGGAACCGTTGGAACGATCACCTACGGTCACGCGATATTGCAATACGATAGTCGCCCCCTGTAGAGGCTGAAGACCGACAATACCATCGCCGAACATAACTTCATAACCACCGGTTTCAGAAGGCTGAAGAAAGAAGACTAGGCTTTGGTCGTTTAGATCGAGTAGGGATGTGGTAAGGGCAAAATCCACTGCGTTATTGGAATCGTCATTGTACACGGCAACAACGAGGGAAGTGGTATCAACATTGGGATTGGTAATGGCAAATCGGGGATATGGATTAGTTTCGGTAACGTTATAAGTGTACACATCTTGAAGATAAACCCCTTCATATATAAAGGGTTGAAAATTGAAGGTAGTATTAGCTGATGCAACAGTAGTCGTTTCAGCCGTGGTAAAGTTATAGGTCGTATTACGAACCTGAGTAGAAAAAACAGAACCTTTAGGGATGATATAGGGTTGGCTCAAGCCGGTTGCCGTAAAGGTACAATTAATCTGTGCTTGGGAAGATCGAATTGAACGGGGAAGGTAGTTAAGGTCTTTACAATGAGAATAGACCGATGAAGGAAGTTGAGCACTATCTAGGAAGGCTTCGGACAAAAGCATGTTGGTAAGGAAGGCATGCTTATTGGCATTATACGCCATGATTTCCATAAGGACGTTAAGGTTCGATCCGGTGAAATCATAATCTTTCCATTGGGGCTTACCCTGGAAATAAGCGATCAAATCGGCTTTTAAAGAATCAAAATCTAGGTCTACTAGATTAAGTTGTTTTGTAATCATCTATTTTCCTACCCAATTTTGAATATTTATCGTATTCTATTCAAAATCAAAGGCAGTTGAATAGGTTCTGGAACGTTAGCTAATGAAAAAAGAACAAGAATGGATATGGTATCACTATCGTCAAGATCATCGACGTAAGCAGTAACCTCTAATGCCCTTGGTTCATAGTTCCTAATTGTTTCAACAATAGTCGAAATAATCAGGTTTTTAGTCTGAGGGGTGTCGAGGTCAAAAAGGAGGGATTGAATTTTGGAACCAATTAATGGTTGATAGAAACGTTCAAATCGATCCGTGAGTACTAGGTTACGGATCGACTGCTTGACGCTCTCTTCGTTCGTAACCTGATAGAGGTTACCAGTTTCGGGATTTACATCGAAACTGTTTAGGAAGTCGGAGTAATAGACTGGTGTCTTTTTGAGGAATGAATAACGGTCAGATCGCGCGATGTTTGCCTCCCCTTTGTTTCCATCCTTTTCCTGAAGCCCATTGACGCTTAGCAGCTTCACTTAATTTTT